AGGATATTGTGTTCTGCTTGGAATACAAGCATGAAGTTAAAAGTACCAGAAATACCAAGAGGCATACCATCGCTGAAGCTACCTTGACCGAAAGGATAAACAAGGAATACTGCGGATGCTGCTGCAACAGGTGCAGAGTATGCTACGCAGATCCAGGGGCGCATGCCCAGTCTGTAGGAAAGTTCCCACTCACGTCCCATGTAGCAGAAGATGCCAATGAGGAAGTGGAAGACTACCAGCTGGTAAGGACCACCATTGTACAGCCACTCATCGAGTGATGCGGCTTCCCAAATGGGATAGAAGTGAAGACCAATTGCGTTGGAAGAGGGGACAACAGCACCAGAGATGATGTTGTTACCGTAGAGAAGTGAACCAGCGACTGGCTCACGGATTCCGTCGATGTCCACAGGAGGAGCAGCGACAAACGCAGTGATGAAGCATACGGTTGCTGCCAACAGAGTTGGGATCATCAGCACACCGAACCAACCGACATAGAGGCGGTTATTGGTAGAAGTTACCCACTGGCAAAATTGTTCCCAGATGGATGATTGTGTTTGTTGTCTTGAAAGTGTTGTCATTTGAAAAAGGGTTAAGTAGTAGTGCGGGGTGGCACTGAGTAAAATATTCCAACTCTACCCTCCAGAGTTGGTATGAAGGACTGTTGTTTAATGACGCTGTTTAGTCCTGGTAAGGCGTCGGATGAATGGTGAGGAAACCCTCACCCGTCCATGTATTTATATTAAGTCATCTTTGCGAATCCGTCAACCCCCCGTCGTGTATCATATGAACATGGGAGGGGCATATGAAAGAAACAAGTCTCTAAATAAATACACACCTAACGAGTGATTAGTAATGCGAAGACTTCTTCCATTAGTAATGATTTTGATGGCAGCCCCTGCGGCACATGCAGGTGGGCTGGTTCATAAAATGAGTTCGAGTGTTCAGTTAACTGTAGATTCCGCAAGAACCACTGCGACTAGACTGGGTTCCCAATACAGTATTTCTGGATCAAACGTAAACACTACAGACGGAACCACGGCAGGAACCATCTCTGCTGGAACAATCACCAGCGGCGTCATGGCTCCTGGTACAATTTCCGCTACTCAAAAAACTGCTGGAGAAGCATTCTCCTTTAGTTCCTCTTACATTCAAGGCGATGCAGTCCCAACTTCAGCTGCTTCTGTAGGTGCTGTTGGTAACTTTTCCAGTCAGACTTCTTATGCTGCTGGAGTTGCTGGTGATCTGGCAGGTACTATTGCAACTGACGGTGGTATCGCAATCACGGCTGGTGGAGCTGGTTCTACTGCCGTCGGCCAATTTGTTTCCGAAATCACGGTTATCGACTAATGAATAAACTACAAGCACCAATCGGTCTCGGATTGGTTCTTGGAGTTCTTCACGCACTGACCCAAAGTGCTTGGTCAGTCCCGGTAGTCCCGAATTTTACTCAGGGCTCAATGACTAGCCACACTGAAACGACTTCAAAACAAACTGAGACAATTAACTCTATAGACTATGCAACAGGATGGCAATATTCAGTTTCGGGGACAAACGTTTCCAACAACGGAGCGTCACTGCTTCCCCCAACAGTAACAAACAGTGTGAACGTGACTCCATTAGGAGGAATCGAAGGACAAGTTACAAGTTCCGCAACTGGAATAGACTTCAGCAATTCCAATTTCACAATCACAAATCCAGGAGCGGCATTCCAGTTTACAAGCACCTACCAGGGGCCTGGAATGACAAATCAAACTGTGATCCAAAGGGTCACGGAGGTTACCAGCGTAACCGACACAACAAGTATCTTTACCCAATAAAAGCATTATGCCTAATAAACCTTTTAAACCCTGTGGGTGCGATAGCTGCGGATGTGGGGGGAGTAAGCGCAACAGCAAACCCGATAGCAAATAGTTCTGGTTCAGTAACTAACCAGGCCATTCAGGTTCTTCAGGGACCTTACATAACCAACACATATGGAGGAGGTATCAGTTGCCAAGGGCCTACTGCAAACTTCACTCCATATATTACTCATGCACGTAATGATAAAGATCCCTTTGAAACTCATTACTTTGAACCTCAATATGATAATAGAGACTTTCAAGGTCGAATGGTAGAGGTTACCAAAAATGTGAAAAACTGGCCATGGGAAACTTGGTATGATAATAGAACTTACACCAATGCAGATGGTGATGAGGTAAGAGCATATGAAGATGGTCAAGATATGACCATTACTGTCATGGAAATGCAAGGTGATGGTGTTCCTGATAATCCAGGATCACAACTCTGGCAGAAACCAGTGAGAACTGGAATGACTAGAAACAGCAGCACGAGTGTTGGATTGTCTGCAACACTTTCTTTGCCTCTTGATAATAGTCTACAAGATCAATGTAAAGAAGCAGCAGCAACACAAATTGCTTTACAGGGTCAGATGCTTGCCAATAAACGATTAGACTTTGAGTTAGCCAGACTCAAGAATTGTGGAGAATTACTGCAAAAGGGAATTGCTTTCCATCCACGTAGTCCTTATGCGAAAGTATGTGGCGATGTGGTGGTGATGAATAAAAATGCTATTGCACCACACATTCATTCTATTCCTTCTACTTCTCCTGCTCCTGCTCCTGCCCCTACTTCTTCAAAGGTCGAACAGAGCGCAGCGCCTTCACAGCCTGATTCCTCTGCCGCTGTTCAGCAATCCGCTCCGCCGCCGATTGCGGCGGGATCTTCTTACCCCGTAAGGCGGCAACCTTCTTCAGGACTTTCTTCACAACAGGTTTCACCACTTTTAACAGAAGGTCAGCAAGAGGTTTTGCGAGCAGTGCCGATGAGGTTGCCACGACAGCGATAGACGCAGTTGTAGTTACCATACCTGCTGAAGGTATATTCTGAACAATCTGGTCGGGAATAGATAACTCCTCAAACACAGGGAGACATTCTTTCCCGACCATTTCATATGCAGTAATTTTTTTGTGTTATATCTAACTTATTCGCATCATAATCAATAGGATAATAAGTGGGTGTTCCTGCATCACACAGGGTCATAGTACCCTTATCATCCTCATTTCTTAAATTTGTATTTTCATTGCTGTCTTTATGTGCAGTAACGCAACCAGGAATATTAACAATAGGAGTTCCAATTTGTGTAGTGACTGGCGGCACGGTAGGAAGTGCCATTGGTGGATCTGATGACATCCACTTAGGGACTTCTGGAATGTTTACATCACGTATTCTCAAATTATTGAGACGAATTTCAGGGATTGGCATTAGCAGTCATTAAATACTTGTCCTACTTGAGAACCTGCTTCGGATCCGATCTTTTGACCTAAAAGCAGTGCCCATCCACCAGCTAACCAACCGACGTATGGGATACTAGCAACAGCGGGGACAGCAACACCAGCAGCAATAGCACTACCGGCCATCGCACCTTGTGATCGTGCGCCAGCGTCCGCCACTATGCACTCTACGCTTACACCTCCGCCCTTTCCCACTTCACCTATTTCACCTCCCCCTATATTACGGGTTCCTTGTCTAGTGTATTGATCCCGACGATACTCTGATCTTTGCTCCGTTCCACCACCGAACCACCCTCTCCTCTCTTTATCAAGATCAAGTGATCTTTCTGATTCTAAGACTCTGGGATCATCTGCATGATACTGAATACTATATCCATCTTTTCCTGCTTCTATCTTATAGGAAGAATATGGACCGTGGGGAATATTAATTGTAGGAACTTCAAGTTTTGGCTGCCTAATCACATATCCTAATAATCCGATATGTGCTACGGCAACTAAACTACCAAGAGAAATAGCAGCAATTTTAATTTTATCCATGGTTAGAATGGCATAGCGGGACCTGTTGTCTTAGGCAGGGAAGGAATAGCACCACCAGTAGCACCAGGAAGTTCTGGCATCGCTGAATCCATCATTCCAGGAAGTGCTCCTGTTACACCATCAAGTGCTGCCTTAGTAACTTGTTGTTTAACACCTTCTATAATCGCATCTTTTTGGAGATAGGCATACGTTCCACCTCCGATGATGCCCGAGACACCAACAAAAGATAAAATTGATAGTACGTTAATAATTTTTTGCATTGGTTTACTCCACTAATGTTCCGTGTGCTCTACGAATTTCACGAAGTGCTTCAAGGTTCATGTCTTTGGTTCCACCATCATATGCGTGAGCATATCCCTCTGCGATCATTTGCTCGTTGAGGGACACCTCTGCGTCCCCAATGTATAACCAGCCCAGAAGACGACCATATTTCCCGACGCCACCAACAAGTTCAGTCCTAACAGACAACTCATCGTCACCACATATAGCACCTTCCAACTTTTCTTTGAGCCAGTTGGTTGCGTCGATTCCAAGTGCCTTCTCCTCTAAGTTTTTAGTTCTTTTTTCAGGGGTATCAACTCCTGCAACTCTAACTCTTTCTTTTTTATATAAATCAAAACCGAGGTCAATGGTGACATCAATTGTGTCGCCATCAAGCACTCGGTTAATTTCAACTACTCGGAAGTTGTAACACGACTTCCGACTGGGTGGAACCATAGCGCCCATGATTGATCTCCTTTGCATCTACTGCTGTTGCTATACCGATTAATGTAATGGCAGCAGTTATGACGGCACCGGCACCCCATACCCACTTTTCTAATTTACGAATTCTTTCACGAAGTTCTTCTGAAAGTTTTTCAGCATCCTCAATGCGATGCACCAGGAGTGCTATCTGCTGGTCCTGATCCGCATCCTTTTGGTTGATCTGATCCGCCATCGTTCAATTCATCAAAAGCCATACGCATTATATAGACAATATAGTACGTGACACCAGCTAAAAGTATAATTAGGGCGATAATTACACTCCACACAGGGTCATTTGGATTTTCTAAAGGGCGGAGAAGTAGTTCCATTAATAAAGTTCTTCCTCTGCCTCTGCTTGAATTACACAATCACTAGTGGGATAGGACACACACAGTAACGCAAACCCTGCTTCAATTTGATCATCATCCAGGAATGATTGGTCCTCCTGGTTTAGAGTTCCCTCTAATATCCTACCCGCACAACTTGAGCAGGCTCCAGCACGGCATGAGTAAGGGGCATCAATAAATGCCTCATCAGCCGCATCTAGTAGATATGTATCCTCTTTACACGGAAAAACATTTTCCGTACCATCAGGAAATTTAAAGGTAATATTGAATGGCATTCCGTTTATCTTACATGAATTTTACCCATCATGCCAGCCGCATGATGATGACCACAGAAGAAATCATAATCACCCGTCTCATTAAATTTTATGTCTTGAGTTTGACCGGGACTAAAAAATAATGCTTCTCTTGATAGATCGGCACGTCCTTCCACAATGATATTGTGGGGTGGGAGCATACCATTAACAAAGTGGACAGTTTCTCCAGAATCGATTGTAATTTCATTTGGTTCAAATTGAAGATTGCCATCAGAATTCATCGAAACATCTACTGCATATGCCATTCTTGGAAGAAGTAGAATAACAAATCCAACGACAAGAAGAATTATTGCTTGAATTATTTTCATTTTGCGGAATGCGATTATCCTATCTATGTCTTTCTCACCGATTTGTAACGAATATTTGTTTTGACTTCATGACTTACCATTTCCGACATTTCATCACAACATTTACTCCACATATCTCTTGCTCTTTCAGTTTCTTCACTATGCATATCTACGTCCCACAATTTCTTCCACGAGTACCAGAGGTAGGTACACTCCTCTGACTTCTTCTGTAAGTGGGGTTCCCGATACATCAGATACCAAGCAATTTTCTCTGCCTTTCAAAGTATCCTTTCAAGATCCAAGAGCTGCTATTCATCTTATCGTCACCACCCACACTGAACTCAAATTGAACTCTGGGATTATTACCATACATGTCTAATTCTGGTGTGTTACCTTTCTGGCGATCTCCACCATTACAGAATACGACAGTTTCTGCGATCTCTAAGCACTTAGCAATGGCACCACATGCAGATCCTACTTCATCATCTGGTACGGTAATCACTGCATCAACCATCTCAAGATGACGTACAATTTCAGCACGTTCAACCCAAGACAGAAAATATTGTCCTTTTTTATCAGTCAACCATTCATTAGTATTCAGTCCTACCACAAGGTAATCAGAGAAATCTTTTGCTCTCTTAAAATATGAAATATGGCCACTGTGGATAGGATCAAATCCGCCAGTGACCAAACTAATTTTCTTAAAAAACATAATGATTAAAGTTAAATCACATCTTATATGTATCGTTTGGTTTATCTACCTTTAAGGTGACTGGTGCTTGCTCGATTCGGAGAGTCTGATGTGGTGCAGTTTGTGCTGCTGCTTGAATCAAACGCTCCATATCTGCTTTGGAGATACCACCTCCACCACCATTAGCACCATTCTTCTTAGCAGTCTGGACGCCGAAGCTTGCTAAAACCCCTGTGAAGACGGAGGCGATGAAGGTGGGGTCCAGTTTCTGTTCTGGGATTCCGAGTGCAGGAGGTAGTTTAATGTACGCCAACGTGAGGATTCCACCAGACCATACAAGAATACCAAGCCTGACAAAAGTAGACAAAATTGCAAGTTGTTCTTCCTTATCATCTGCTGCCTCTTTAATTTTACCGAGGATACCTTTCTTTTTAGGTTTCTTTTCTTCTTCAGCGGGTTTTACTTCTTCGGGCATAAGTCACCAGGAAAGGCAACTTTATTTATCAAGATATCCGTTTTTAACCAACCATTCGCGGGTCATGGGAGTAGGTTCATAGTCAGACCACATCGTGCCACGAGCACAGGATTCAAGTGCTTTAGCAGTCATACCCTCAGTCTTACCTGCCCAGGTTGCCTCTTTCTCCCAAGGGATTGCATGGGGCATGTTCCTATAGGTATCAGTAGCCATATCTTGCCAAAGTTGAGGAACTTTTTCCTCATCCATAATGATAGCAATCATACTGTTATCAATAGTGCCTGCCATACAATCTTGTGCGGCATGCCATCCTTCATGTCTCATTACACTCATCAGCACTCTAGGGAGACGCATGAATGTTTTATTCAGAAAGAAGTTATTTCCTACTGTATGATACACTCCACGGTGTCCTACAGGGAAATACTTTTCATCTGCTAGAAACACATTAACTCCGACCCCCTTAAGGGAGACAAGCATGTTGCTGAACTCGTTAGCAATAATACTATAATCACTATTGGGATGAGCGTCAGCAATAGTACTGATACTTTCGACTTTAATGATTCCATCGGTGCATTCGCGTAACAGCATACACCCCATAGAATCCATAGTATAGAAACCCTTGGTGAGTTTAGAGTCAGCAAGTGCTGGAGAGCAAACAGTCGCTGCTGCCAGCAGGCTCATGATAAGTTTTTTCATGTGTAATTTTCCTCAAAATATTTTGTTACTCCATGGGAGTTTCTATTTCCCTGAGAAACCCAATCATGAGCACATTCATAGATTGATTTAGCAGGATACTTAGGTTGATTTCCTTCCATCACATGACCATACTTGATCATAAGAGCTTTCAGAACATCTTGTCTCAATTTAGTGTTGAAGTCATTGTACCTCCAATCATCATAAGTCATTGGTGAGTGTTCTCCTGAAAGTTTTCAGATCCCCCTATGTTACCAGCATCAAACCAGGCAGCAGTAGTATGTTTACCACTTTCAGTGGCCATATCATACATCAACTGGTGTATGTTTTCAGGTTCTTTTGTTCCGTAGAATTTATGTGCTTCTTGTTTAAACGCTTCAAATTCCATTTGCATTTCAGTTTTTGGTGGAGTTTCAAACCAATCATCGACTGGACTTTCTATTGGTGCTGGAACCCCAACATAGGAGTCAGCATCAATTTCCTCACAATCAACTACTTGCTCATCAATTACACATTCAATCTCTGTGGTCTTTTTAGAAAAAAGTTTCTTGATGAGTTTTTTAATCATGCCAGCACCAATTTCTTAGTGTATTCGTATGCGTAGGTTTCACGATTACCTTCAATACCCCATCCCAACCAATAGTAAGCAGGGACCATGTATTGACGGACAGTTTGTCCGCTACCCTCAAACATAGGAAGGTAACGTTGGAAGGTGCTCTCGTTAATCATATAACGAGTCTGACCTTCTAGACTACTTGGATCGCAAACATATTTATCGCAGAACTTACCAAGATTAACGTATCGGCCAACTGATGTCCACTGAATCAAACCATACCCACCAGTAAGGCAGTTCTCATAATTTACCCGAGCACCACCTTCACAGATGTTTGCTGTGAACATGGACTCTTGTTGAATATTACCCATGATAGTGGCAAGTGCATTACGATCAGTAATGCGGGTGTGTTCTTGAAGTTCGCCAAGAACATACTGTTCTTCAGGTGTGCAATCAGGGCACTTCCAAGAGGGAATATAAGGTTCTACAGGGATTGATACAACATCTTCTTGTACTGGTGCATCTTTAATTTCCTTTGGCTGCTCTGCGCTCACACAAGATCCCGTGAGAGCACCGAGTAGAGCAAAGGCAGTAACGTTTTTAAGCATTAAAAAAGGAGCGGTTTAGTGCTCCCCAATTATAGATTATTCAATTGTCTGTGTCAAGAGGGTGACGGTGCATAAAGTGGTTGCATTAGACCACCATCGGAACCATCATCGTCTTCGTCTTTACTTGCTAAGGCAAGCATAAGAAAATAAGGTGTAATGATAAAGACAAGTGTTTGAAGTAATGTCCAGTCATACGTCATGAGTTTTTCGCCACTGCGGCAATGGGAATTAACATCAGCACTGCTGCTACTATGAATCCCATCACACTACTCCAGGAATAATTTGGCCGGTGACTGCATAGACCATACAGATTGTAATGAAACCCATCATAGCAGCACGTCCTTGTGCTCTCACGAAGATGTCAGCGTTACTAGAATTTTCCATCACCAGATACCAGGAATGATTTGACCGGATACTGCGTAGGATCCCATAGCTGCAATGACTCCAATCATTGCTGCCCAACCGTTAATGCGTTCTGCCTTTTCGTTCATTTTTTTGCTCCAGTGTTTTGTTTGTGATTATGATTTTAGTCCCATCATGAGTAAATTGTAACTCATCGTCTGGGTGCCATAGAAGTTCTTCATACATATCGTCTAACTTCTGCATGTCCTCGTAGAGCTGTTCAGGGTTTGGCATATTAGAACCTTACATTCATTTCGTATATATTAACTGTCATTGGACAGCGGCACGGATGTAATGTGTATAGGGTTTTTGATCACTCATCTTTCCATTTTCATAGGTGGATGAATAACCATAATCCTTGTGGTCCTTGTATCCAATCTGTGCTCCCTTAGTTCTCTGCAATGCTGGCATAAAAGCAATAAAGAAAAATACACCAGGTGCTCCGATGATAAGTGCCCCACCAAAGACATATCCTGCAAGGAATTCAGCGATGGTGTGGTTGGCAGCCCAAGAGAATTCGGTCTGCGTCAAGAGTTCAATCATTAGGATTCAAAGAGTTGTCCTAAGCATAGGACAGGAGGACAAGAAATGCAACTATTAGACGAGACCGAAGAAGAAGTTGCCGGTGACTGCATAAGAGAGGATCCCGAAGACGAATCCAATCATTGCAGCGCGACCATTTAACTTCTCCGCTTTCTCGGCGTGGGTTTCATAACCATAACGCTCTGCAGCGGTCGGGTCGATGTACATGCGCGGCTCTTTTGCCCACATGTTTTGTTGTCCAAGATCGTTGCTCGTTACAGTCATTTACCTTTTGTTTCATAACTTTACATATTATATAGTAATATTAAGATTTCTGTCAACCCCTTTTTCTTAAGATTTCCAGTTTTCTTTAGATTTCAGAGATTGTTTCCACAACAGCAAGGGACTTCTGTCTCAGATCCTCAGGCAGGGGAACGAATCCGAGACTGTCTGAAATGGCTTGTGACTCCTCACTCAACATATACCGAAGCATATCCTTGATACCAGTCCTAGACTCAGGATACGCAAGAACCCATGTCAGAGAGACGATAGGATAACTGTTGGAACCACCAGGATTAGCATTAGTCCCACGAAGCTTATCGTCCAACTTGATTCTTGATAGACCTTCTGAAGAAGTTGTAGCATTTGCTGTGACAAAATTACCTGCCTTGTTCTGTAGTTTTACTTGAGTAAGTTTGGGATTCCTAGAGTAGTCATAATTCATATATCCAATGGCACCATCCTGTTGGATTACTTGAGCAGCGACACCGGAGTTGCCCTTGGCACCCACACCAACAGGCCACTTGACCGATTTAGCGGTGCCCAGTTTTTCATTCCACTCAGGGGAGAATGCTGCCAGGGAGTTCGTGAATCCCTTTGTGGTTCCTGAACCATCAGCACGATAGACCACCAGGATTTTTTTATCCTCACAACCAAACTCTGACCAGTTAGTAATATTACCCAGGAAGACATCAGCAAGTTGAGTCTGTGTCATCTTGGCAACACATCCTTTATTATTGTAAGCAGGAACGATTGCCCCACCAGTCATCGGAATTTGTACCACAGGAACCTTTGGTTTTTTGATAGCGGCATCACTAGCACCAAAGTCAATAGTATTTTGATAATATTGTCTTACACCAGCACCACTGCCAACAGGTTGATAGTTAACCCTATTATCTGTTGCCTGTGACCATCTAGCAAACCATGCTTGATACAGGGCAGCAGGGAATGTAGCACCCGCACCATTGAGTCTTACACCAGTATCCGATCCCCCTCCACATGATACCAACAAAGGAGCTGCTATCGTAGCAGCGGCAATTGCTTTGAGTTTCATTTTAATTCTTGTCATAAAAAAGACCTCTACATTATAGCAGAGGTCAGTGTGTTTGTCGTTAAGGTTAAGTTATCAGTTTAGTCAGAGGCGCATACAACTGTACTAAATCCGGTGATTTCACATTCAAATTTTGGGTTGGACTGTTGGAGCTGAATGAAAATGATAGCGAAGAGTTGAGCAATCAACATGGCATGGATGGCATAGTTGCCCAGTTGGTTACCGTTTAAATTTCTTATTTTCATGAGAATTTTCTGAGTAATGTATTTATAATTATACAATAAAAAAGGGGTGCCGTCGCACCCCTATTCTAGTATCTAGATATATGTATGTCTACGATCAGAAGTTGTACTTCAGACCCAGCTTAGCACCGTATCCACGGTCGATGTCATCATCGCCGGAACCAAGGAAGGAGACCTCACCATATGCACCCAGTGCATCGGTCAGTCCAAGACCCAGACCTGCCTTACCGGAAGGAACGGTGTCGCTTTCGCCACCGTCAGGACTTACCAGACTAGCACCGCCCTGAACGTAGTAGGAAGCAGAATCACCAAGAGCACCTTCATAGCCAACGTGAAGATCGGTCACGGCACCGTTATACTCGGAACCGGTCCAACCAGCATTGGCTTCTACGTTAACGTAGGGACCTGCAAGGGCAGCGCCTGCGAAAAGAGGAGCAGCAGCGACAGCTGCGAATACAGATTTAATCATTTGAATTACCTTTTAGTTACTTGCGGAATGAGTACCCGCAGATGGAAAGTACCTCGACATGGTACTGTTTGTAAACTGGCACAATGTAATAAGTATTAATACGGTGTGCCAATTGTTATTTATTGTAATCGATTTTTCGGATCTTGTCAAGGGGTTGGGTTATCCCACCTCTTGTGCTGCTTTCGCAGCAGAGTTCTCGGTAATTCGACCGAGATATGGATCATAGTTCATATAATCAGCGATGTCAATACTGGCACCGTTTTGAGCCCAGAAATTAGTAAGAGCATTAAAGTTACCTTGATGGAAGACTCCAACATGTTCTGGATGAATGGATGATCCAAGTTCCGTCTTGTAAATCAAGAGCGGAATAGAATACGTGTTACCTGAATTGTAAATTAAATCGTCAGCAACAGCCCGTGGTTTAGAACCATTGTCCAATTTATACTTGTTTTTTCTACAATGAAAATGGACTAACTTTTCTGCATGGCGACGATTGATCAAATAACATGCGGTGGAGAAATCATTAACAAACCTCTTATGAAGTTTCACATGGATATCTCCAGTGCAGATAATTGCAATTTGAACAACATCCCAATCATATGGGATGTGTGCATAAAAATCTTTCCAAGTAAAATTCCAATACCTGACAAGATCAAGATTGCAATCATCTTCCATCATTATAGCATAAGGACTATCAGATGTGGCAAGCCAATGTTTAATTGCTTTAAGATGTGAAGTAGTGCAACCAATTTCTCCACTAGTCATATTGTTGGGATATTGTCCCACAAGAATATCACTGAGATCATCCTCTCTGCCATCATAGGCAGAAATGCGTGTAACACTATCCTCTATCTCCCAATACTTAAATTGGTTTTCCATATACTCCCAACGGTCAGTTTGACCATCAAGATTGATACAGTAAATTGGACCGATTCCTTTTAGTTTAAAAGTAGATTTGTTCTTATCAATAACTTCAGTCATAAATCAATCCAATATACAGCCTCTTTAGGTGTTTCAAAACTAATTCTCTCATCAACCTGAGACTTGATCTGATCTTCCATCACATAGATTTTATAACCAAGATCTAAAAGATCTTTACAGAGACGATACTGTTGACTCTCTGTGAGAATATCTGTCCCTTTCTTATATGCTACCGACTGAAAACTAAATGGCAACTTCTCTACATTCTTAGATACAAAATAATTTACCAAGAACCTAGCATGCTCATCATTAAAGTTATCTGTCGTCGCACCTAGATTATATTCAAGTCCAAGTTTTTCTGCATAGGCAGCAAAGGCACGATTGTCTCTTGGTAGACAAGGACCACCATACCCATACCCATACTTCAGATACTTACCACCAACTCTAGTGTCTGCACCAATTGCTTGTAATGCCAAATCAATCTCATCACCAAGGCCTGCAAGAGTCATAACCTCACCGACCATATTTGCATAACTGATCTTTGTAGTTAAGAAACAGTTGACTGCCAATTTGACCATCTCAGCTGAGGTGGTAGACATGAAACTAATCTTTGGTTCTGTCTCTTGAATCTTATGATATATTTCACATAGATCTGCATAGATCAGACTATTATTACCACCAATCAGAACCATATCTGCTCGTCTCAAATCACGCACAATCGATCCCTGAGCAATAAACTCTGGATTGTAGAATACCTCCACACCAAAGTGACCCAGTTGATCTGCAATCTCTTTACAGTCTCCCGGATTTGTTGTACAACCAACCACTAGTGATTTGCCGTTTAATTTTGAAGTTGACTTCTTAAAGTCATCAACAACTTGCCAAACAGATCTTACATCATAAGAACCATCTGGAAGCGATGGTGTGGCAACAAGAGTGTAAATGATGTCACACGCTTCAATAACTTCTTGATTACTAGTCGTAGCAGTTAGATTTGTTGACTCAAGCAACATCCGTTGAACTTCAGGTTCATTAGTTTGAATTGTATTATTCTGAAGACCCTTTACATAGTCCTCTCTACAATCAGAGACTACAACTTCATATCCTGCTTGTTCACAGAGAAGGGCGAAACAAATGCCAAGCCTCCCTGCACCAATTACTCCAATCTTCATAGTTTAAACGTCGGGATAGGTTCCATCTTATGCTTATTCTTTGTGTTAAAATCGTGCAAGATTCTAACAGCAGGGCCAGTGCCGTGCTCCATCGCGTATTCTAAATCTGCGTATGAGGCACCGATTTGTGTTTCATCAGTCCTTGAATCATCCCACAGACCGTCTGTAGGTGGTGCATCAATAATGCGTTGATCTACGCCAAGATGCTTTCCAAGTTCCCATACTTCAGTTTTATATAGATCAGCAATAGGAGCGATGTCAACACCGCCATCACCATATTTAGTATAGAATCCTACACCATAATCCTCAACTTTATTGCCAGTTCCTACAACAATACCACCAGTAGATCCTGCGACTTGATACAGAGTTACCATACGCATACGAGACTTGGTATTTGCATTTGCAAGACCGCTACCAGTATATTCATCTTTACTTGTCCAGAGATCAAAAGTTGTGATGAATGTTGTATAGACAGCTCCAAGATCAATTCGGATCTTGGTTACATTCTCATAGTTGTTTTCAAGATAAGTTGTATATGAATCAGAAAGATTATCATTCTTAGTACTTGATTTCAAAGGCATGGACAAAACATACGTAGGCATACCAGTTTCAGCACAGAGAGTGGCAACCACAGCGGAATCAATGCCGCCTGATACACCAACAACTAGTGATTTAATTTTGTACTTTTTTGCATACTCGCTGATCCACTCAACGATATTCAGTTTTAGTTTAGAGTAATCTTCGATTCTATTCATAGGACAATCCAATCAGGGCAATAAAGGTCTTTGGTATCTTTGTCTGCATATGCAGGTCCAAACCACATCTTTGGTGCAATGACTTTCTTATCAGGATTAGAGATAAGCCAGGCACCCCACCAACTCATAGAACTATTAGCAATAATAGCATGAGAACATAAAGACATCAAGCACAAATCAGCATATGGTGTGAATGATCCGTCAGCATACTTATCTTCTGGTTCTGAAATTAAAAATCTGTCGCCTGAGAAAAACTCTTGTTCTTTAACCCAATCGACAGAATCGGAGAAAACAACCACAGGTTGTTCTGGGTCAAACATTGCAAGTGCTTTCTCATAGTATTCAATAGGTTGCACTGGATGCATTGAACCACATTGAGTATAAGACCACTTAAATCCACGAACATCTGTAAGATTAGGATCTCCTCTACGGACATGGAGCATGATGGGCTCTTGACCTTCAAGTTCTTGCATCATTTTTTGACAAGGAATCAAATGCTCATCATGAAAGGTAAAATCTTCACGAATGATGTCTACAATGTTACTAAAATATCTCCAAGATTGAAAGAATCCATAGAGACTTATATTGTCTGGACATTGTTCAAACAATTCATTAGAGAAATGAAAGTGTGGTTCTTGAGCATATTGAAACTCTTCAATAACACCCTCTCTTCTTTCCATTGATAGTTTAAAACATTCATGGAGACTATAGTTTTCAATTCCTTTTCTATTTGGTGGAGGAATGCACCAGTCATATCCATGATGAGCAGCAATACCACGAAGAGCAGCATACTCAAACATTTGATTTCCGAGTCTCCCAAGACTCCCTATATGATTAAAGGCTAGCATATTTTTTAAGATAATCTTGTTGCGAATAATACTCTAGTAATTGCTCACGATTCATATTTTGAATCTTATCCCATTCTGAATTATTAGATTCCATGTGTGGATTAGAGAACCAAGAGTTCTCTCCTCGTGCATGTTCTAAATGATAGACTGGTTTACCAAGTCTACCAATCTTGTACCCAAGTTTAACAAACCTGAAATATCTTTCTTTGTCTTCTGGTGCATATGCTTTGAAGTTTTCATTTTCCATACCACCATCAATATAAACTTTACGACTAAAGAACTGAGCCCATCCAAAATCAGATGTAGATTCTTCAGAGACTGCATCTAAAAACGTATAGTCACCAGTCTCCAAAAACTTAGATACCGTAATATCAGTTGCTGCAACTTTCTTTTGGAAGAGTCCAGCACCATATGGATAGACTATATCATATATTCCTTCCACAATTCCAGTGTATGCTAATACATAGGATTCAATCGGCAAAATAACATCGCAATCATAGTTAACTACAATTTCAGTCTTCGCCTCCATGATCATTTCATTGAGAACTCTCTGTCTATGAAAAAGTGGTTCATGACTTTCCTCAAAGATATGATGAACATTCACAGGAACATCACAAATATCTTTCAGAATTGGCATTGCCTCTTCTTGAAAAATTGATCTAGAATCCACTTCTTTGACAATAATATTTGTTTCAAAGTTTTCCAATAGGAAAGCTATAGTGGTAATGACATTTCGCATTCTATCAGCAGATTCAATCCTGATAGGAATAATGAATGTTGCTTTAGATAAATCAGTTCTCATCTGGATACTTTCTGTTTCTTATGAACTCTGGATATTTTTCTTGAACATAATGATACTCACCTCTGTTCATCATCCAGTTTCCCTCTGGATGCTCAATCACACAATCATACTGTGATGTTGCCTGACTACTTACTCTATCATCGTGCTCACGGTTTGCAACCAATACACTAGAAATAAATTTGGGCATTCCATTGTTCCACCTCATTCTATGATAGAAATCAGTGTCAAGCAAGAGTTTGAGATTAGTGTCAAACTCCACCTTACAATCATTTAGGAAGGAAACAACGGAAGGACTGCTAAGAAGATTTCTACCCTCCAAAGTTTGATCTGCCCACACGGGCATTTTATAATTCACATACCTACCGTTTCTTAATTCACAAAAACCACTGAAAGCCCATTTACACTCAGGGTCCTGATACTGTTCATTAATTTTCTCAAGAGCAGTATCATCTACAAATACATCATCCGAGAACATAACTTTGACAATCTTACCTTCACAATTATCAAGGGCAATGTTTATGTTCTCACAAGGAACATTCCCCTCATATCTAATGAAAGTAAACTCAAAGTCGTCAGAGTATTCTTTACAGACATCTAAGATATTGTCATTCTTACTTTGATCAGAAACAACAATATCAATATCCTGAAAGGTCTGACTCTTAATTGAGTCAAAGAGTTCTCTCAACCACTTAGGGCCATTCTCACCGCGATCATGACACGGGATAGCAATACTAATTTGCGACATCTAGATACTCCCAATCTTGCTGGTAAATGTCCTCAGGATCCTCTCCATCAGGTCCAAACCATAGTTTAGGACCAATCACCCTATTATGTCCTGCCAACCATGCTCCCCACCAAGAGAAGGTAGAGTTAGCAATGATGCAGTAATTACACATGGACATCAAACACATGTCATGTACATTGTCGCTTTCAGAGACAAAGAATCTATCAGAAGCAAAAAACTCATGACCGAAGGCCCATGGAGGATCATCAGTAAAAACAAAGACAGGAATATCCTCAGGTAGTTTAGACAGTGCTTCTTCATAGTAACTAATAGGAAGCACAGGATGATATGTTGGTTTGATTAGGTGATCTGTGCGACGAACATGTAAAGAGATTGCTTCTGTGTGTCCTTCAACGGTGACAATCTCTTTCCAAATATCATTACACAGTTTTTTCACATCATCCCTAAACTCAAAGTCTTCACGAACTTCCTCTTCTGCATTCTTAAAATACTTTTCAGATTGAAAGTATCCATACAGATTTGTATCATCAGGACACGTCTTTACAAGAGCATCATTATATCTAAAAGTTTCCTCTTGAGTATAACCTGCATTCAACAATCCGATATTCTTAGCACCTGACATCTTGAATGCCATGAAAAGTTTATGCTGTTCTTCTTCGTCAGTAAACTCATCATCAGTTCTAGGCCCATCAGGAATAGTAAAGTCATATCCTCTTGCCTTTGCTATGCCTCTCAGAGCAGCATACTGAAACATCTGGTTGCCAAAGCGACCATTCTTTCCAATGTGATTATGTCCGATCATGATAATTCAACTCCTGGTGGCAAGCGATAGTGGAAACCAAATGGGGTGATACCCTCTGCTTCAGGCACTCTGGTTTCCTGAGAGAACCTGACGGCAACATCTACGGGAGCATATTGACATCCCTCAGATTGGAAGATGTGACGATTGTGAACACAGACGTTTCCATCCTCGTGATAGTTTACCACACCTTCAGGCATCCAGTAAAAATCACTATTGTTTGTTTCCCAAGGAACTTCTACTTTGGTAGGAACCTCAAGAAATTTTTTACTCCTTAGAGAAAACCCACCGTTACCCACACGCCAGTGTCTACCAAAGGGGTCAATGTATGCATCTTCTTTATACTCCCAAGGAGCACCAATATAATCATACTTCAACCATTCATCATCCCATTTATCGGGGAACAATACAAAGCCATCTGGTTGAACTAGAAGACAATGTGAGGTATCAATGTGATTGTGGAGATCATATACAACATAGTGGTTGTAATCATTATAGTTTTTGATCTCAGTAACTGGTTCTTCTAGAGTAATATCTTCAGATTCAAGAGAACGATTTTTTTCTATCTGTTCTTTGGTGGTGATAATTTTAACCTTACCGAAGTTAATTCCACTCATACTCGTATAGACACCATTCAGAGTTCCAGAGAGGTCATCTGTGGTGTCTATAGAGACTAGGGTTACATCAGGCAGATTTTGCATAGTAATCATGAGCAAACTGTTTGCAAGATTCACTTTGATAAAGATATCCGTTTTTATCTAACCACAACCACCGTTCATCATCAACAATGCCATCTTTCATTCTCCACCAACCATTAGATCGACTCCAGTCAAACCAATACATTGGCGCAATCACATTGCATAGTTGATTACTAGTCCAGATAGGCCAGAAAGCAAACGTAGATGCAGAGATGATAGCATACTTAGCATTGTTTAGGATGCTGTAATCCATCGAGACAGGACCACCAGGATACTGATACCAAGAAATGTTTCTTTGGTATTGATCTTTCTCTTCTGACACAGCAGAACCGACTATAGACACTCCAGGTAACATCTTTCCTGCAGTGTTAGGATCATCAGTAACAATCACAAACTGAATGTCAGGATTGTTTTCACGCATCCTCTCCATGGCATTATAGTAATACTCAGGGGGAAGCATAGAGTGTCCTGTGGTGTAATCTCCACCACGAAGTTGAATCACGCAAATATCATCAGACGAATAGTCAGTGATATTATACTTCTCATCATAGGTCAACCAACTACAGATCTTATCTCTATGCGGTTCAATATAACTCATTCTCTGGAATGTGCCATTAATATAAGTTCTATCTTCTAAGTTCCAGAAGTTCTTATCCTCATCTCCAATCTCACCAGGAGCTGATGCATGATGAATCCACTCCTCTTTGTAGTAATGATCGAAGTCTTCATTAGGCGAGAAGTCATCATCTTGTTCTACATTAAGACTGACTTCTTTTCCCCAGTCTATATTTAAGAACGGACCTCTCCAACCAGGATGACTCACACCCCACTCATACCCTTTGTGCTCTGCAAAAACTCTACAAGACACATAACGCCAAATCTGATTACCAAGACCGGCATGTTCATGAATACTCGCTGCTAACATTATTATCTCCTATGATATAGATTACTGTACTTTTTTCGCAGAATGGTAAGACCATTGTGCCAAGGCAAAGTAGACCATTCCCAGAATTGTGGATTGAGTTCTGCTACTGCACGATAGGGACCTCCACCATCCCACTGAGGACCACCATGAGCCATATCACAATGATAGAAGGGTTCAGTATTCCCATACATCAAATCATGAAGAAGAATGATGCTAGTAGGACCAACCAATTCATCTAACAATTCAAGTTGTCGTTTTACATGAGGGTAGGAGTGCCAGTCATCAACAAAGATAACATCAATTTTGTGATCTTTAGGCCAATCCTCTAGAAACTTAATGCTATCACTTTGAACAAACTCATAGTGTTTGATATCATCAAACCCATTCACAATTGGAGTATATTCAGATGGTTGATTAAGGTCTACAGACCATAACTTACCACCATTTGCCCTTGCTGCTTTATACAAAGGTTCTGAGGTATGTCCCTCTCTTACACCAAGTTCAACATAGGTCTTACCTCTGGACGCAAGTGCCATTGCATAGATGGAGATAAGATGACGATCAGAGTCCATCTCACCATGCAAGGCTTTCTCAACAAATTTATCCATTTACAGGGGCGAATCCATTTACAATGTTATCAAAGAAACCTGGGAGAGTCAATCCTTCAAGACTCATCTCCTGGGCTTGCTGAAACAAATGATCATTCTCAATCAGAAGATCTTCTGTGACTTCGGAATATTTATCTACGAATAAGACTGGATAATCTTTAAGCAATTCTTCTAAGTATGGATGTCTCTTTATGACTGGAACTCTTCTCATGTAGATGACTTCCCAATTACGATGACAATCAATGGCATTTCCTCTGGGACAAATCATAAACTTAGACTGACTCAAATTATAGAGAAAGACTGAGAAAGGAACTCTATCCATATGAACTTCTGCCCAAGGTTTATCATTAAAATAATCCTTGATACCCACTCTCTCGCTATGAGAACTTTCATTATGACTCACATACAGAAGTCCTGGTGGATTCTTTGGCAGTGTTTTCATGTAACTTTTAATGTCTTCATTCCTATTGTCATTAGGATTCATCTTTCTTTGTAATCCATATGGTGCAGGAATTACTTTTCCACCAAAGGTAGCAGCGTTAACTGCAGAGATACACAATACATTCTTGGGAATCGCATCATAAATGTACTCATCGATAGAAGTATCTTCTAAGTTAGTGAAGATGATGAACTTCATATCGGGGAAGTTTCTACACAAACTAAGAAGATCACTCTTTTGCATCATTGCCCTTACAACAGGCCAATCTTCGGGTTTAACCTCTTTAATCTCTCTTTTATATAAACGAATATTATCAATAAACAAGGTCATATAATTTCTGCTTTTCTTAATCTCAAAGAGTTTGTTGACAAACTCAAGGTTCATAAGACTTGCATCTTTCATAAAATGGGTGTAGATATTTCCCCACTGACCAGCTTGATCTCCAAAAGAATAATCACACAGTTGAGATAGTGCTACACCTTCAATCAATTCCATGGTTTAATAAATTCAGAGTACTTCTCTTGATTGTTTACAATGTATTCTGGATAGGTATCATCAATTGGAACAGCAGTGTAAGTCATTCCACGATTCAATGGATCAAGTCCCTGAGCCACCTTCTCCTCTGCATTAGAGATGTTAGCATCGGTATTGTTTTCTGTGTGTTCATATGATGCTAATTTCAGTTTGAAATTTTCAGCATTGCCAAGGAAACTAAAGTGCCAACCTCCCTGCTCAATGCGATGTGCATTGGCATGGTCCTGACGATGTTGATCAACCGTAGTGGACTTTAAGTGTTTCCAGGTGCAGATCCTAGAACCCATCCAGTCATCCTGATACAAGAAGTTTAATTTATAGTAATAGGCATTGCAGAGAGTCACATAGTGATTGTTAGGATCAAACCAAGAAAGATCCTCTAAGACATATGGATTAATGATCTCATCAGCATCACTAGTAATCACCATGTCCTCATCGGATGCTCCTGCTTTCTCAATACCAAAAGCACTATTATTTCTATTGAAGATAGCACGTTGGAAGCGAATAGGAATATCAATGAACTTAGTTCCGTATGGATCTTTATCATTATAGGCCACATGATACTTAGTTTTTTCAAGCATGTGACTAAAATCATTAGGAATCTCTTCGGTCACATAATGAATAATCTTATCATTCAACTTTCCAAAAAGATCTTTATTCTCTTGATAGTAGAGAGGTTTCTCATTACCACTTACGGTAAAAGGAGACTCAGTGAGAACAAAGTAATCGACAACATCATTAAGAATATTCAGTCGCATCTCCAATAATTCTAGTTCGTTGAAGAAGATAAAGGAATCAAAGACTTTCATTTAATAGTACCGTACATTACCTTTGGATTTGATTCTACACCATGTTCGCCATAAAAATCAATATCATGAGTATCTGACATGATTTCTACAAACTCTTGATGAGACATATTTCCATGATCAACATGAAAATCGTTGTGCATTAGATAAAAATTATTTGATTTCTTTACAAACTTATCAATATATTCCATCTGAGTTTCACGATCACATTCAGACAAAGCATAGTTGCTAATGAGGAGATCGAAGTTTTCCTCTACATCAATCTCCTCACTACGATGAGATAAAGAAGGAAGATTAAACCAAGCAAGATATTTACGAGAGAGTTCATTACACTCTTCTAAGTCAATTAAAAGATAACTTTCAAAATCAATAAAGGAGCTCAAAACTTTACAGAGACCACCATAACCACCACCAATTTCAACAATAGACTTTATGTCTGTGCCAAATTTATTAACAATGTCAGATGAATTTTTAATGTATCTAATGGTGGTAGGTGACATTGAACCTACATTAGGATAATCAAACATGACTGGATTGCCAACGGTGTCATTCTTTTTGATTTCATCTAATTTATCTTGATAGTCAATTTCTATCTCGTCAAGATAAAGTTGACCTTCTTCTCTAGATACATGCTCTAATACATGACGATATGCTTCATCACGTTTAAAATTATTATACTTATTAGTATTCACTGCTGCTGCATGACATACCTGTAGATATGGCACTACTGCAGAATCTTGTAGAGTCCAACTCATTTGCAAATAACCTCCTTACAATCCAAACCTAACATGGTTTTATATGGTTTCCATCTTTCCTCTGGGACGACTGTAGGATCGATCCACCAGTCCTCATAAGGATTCCCCTCATTCATTACATTCTTAGCAACCAATTGATATCCGTGTGATTTCAGAATACGTATCTGTTCATCCTGAGTGTCAGGCCCATCAGCATAGACATCGGTTTCATATGTAATGACAGAATATCTATATTCATCTAAAGGAAGTGCCTTGAGAGCATTTAGAGTTTGTTCAGCAGGTTCAATATCAAGTTGAAGATAATCAATTTGTTTGGGATAGTTTCTCTGTTTAAATAGAAGTTCGTAATCAAAGTCTGTTGCATCTGCACAGACACATTGATTTCTTCGCATCGTGTTGAAAAACAGAACCTTATCACCATCTAGTTCAAAGGATACACCCATCCAATCAAACTCAGTTTCTAGGAGATAGGTATTGCTGATAACTCTTGGTTGGTCTGCACCAATCTCAACATACACTCCATTCTTCTTACCATCAAGCATAGACAAAACAAACATGTCTTGCATTGATTGTGACCAGTTGTTTTCCACATTTTCAGATCCAGGAAACTGATACTTCAGACTATCAAAGTCAGATTTAAAATACCTGGGGCAATTTGGCCAATTAGATTCTTGCATAATCAGTTCTTCCAATATTCGTAGATTCCCTCTGTAACTTCATACTCCATATTTTTTACTTTTCTGTTTGGTTGCTTCATTGCCCAAACAAACATGTCTTCAATCAACTCTTCTAGTTTAGTATTGTCCTTAAACTTGAGTAGGCTTTTTGCTTTATCATGATTACAATATGCATGCTTTGCTTCATGTCGTGGTGGAGCATGTTCGATAGGAACATCATACCCATACTTCTTACCAATGGATTGAACTGTCTCGGCAACTTGATTCAGACTAAAGTATTTGTCTGCACCAATGTTAAAGATTTCACCATTAAATTCAGACAAGAGAATATCAAATGGTTCCATATAGTATCGGATATCAGAGAATGCACGAGTCTGTTCCCCATCACCGTAAACAAGAATGGGTTGACCATTCAAAGTCTTACGAATAAAGATACCAATCACATTACGATACCGATCCCAAATGTTCTGGTAGATGCCTAATACATTATGAGGACGGACAATATTATATCGCAATCCAAACTGTTGATGAGCCATCTTCAGATCACACTCTACAGCATACTTTGCCATGCCATAGGGATCAATCGGTTGTGGTTGTTTATCCTCTGTGAAAGGAGGTTCTTGTGCTCCATATACTGCCATACTAGAAGTAAAGATCATCTTTGCACCATAAGTGATACATGGATTGATCAAGTTAGCAGAACAGAGAAGATTGTTTCGATAATTATAGTTTCTAATGAAAGGAGACAATCCTTCTGCAGCGTAAGCAGCAAAGTGCAGTAGAACATCAGGGCGATGCTCTTCAAAGAGTTCCTCTACTTTTTTACGTCTTTCTAGATTGAGTTTTACAAATTGAAAGTTTTCACCCTTTGGGATAAATGCTTTATGACCACCAGATAAGTCATCAATACCGATGACCTGGTGGCCGTTTGCCATCAAGTGGCGACTATAGTTTGCACCGAGCAATCCAGCACAACCTGTAACAAAGATTTTCATCTATATTCTAGAATAAATTTACGTTGCTCTTCTGTGTTTTTCCAACTGCAAGGTAAAACAGGAAGATAATTTTCCAATTCCATCACATGCACATTGACACTAGTATTAAATAGCATACTATAATTTAGATGCTCTGTCAATAATAGATCTGTAGTATAAAGATTCTCAAGCACTGAAGAACATAGAGCTGCTGCCATAGCAAATGTCCCTACTCCAGACAATGCCACATTCTTGGCATTTTTTAATGTTGCAAAGTCATCCGCAACTGTGGATGATTGAATCTGAACCTTACCAATTTTCTTAAGTTCATGAACAATAGGATTCTTATCATCTGGTTCTGTGATAAGAATAACTTTCTCAAAAGAATCAATGAGATTGAGGTAATAAATTAAGGGGTTTGGAATATAGTTTGTCGGAGGATCAAAAATTCTATGATAGTTATCGCCGCTACGGAGATGCATCACGATTGTTTCATCACCGATAACTTCTTTTTTAGGGAGCGCAAGAAAAGGAGATACAAACTTTTTACAAACCTCATGCATATTTTCATAGACATGCTCTTTGCTTATACCAATTTCATTACCACCTTCAAGGCAACCTTTTTCACAGTGGACTAATGGCTCCCATGCGTAAAATCTACCAGATGCATTAGCATTACCATCCCCAAAAGATATTGCAAACTTAGAAATAATATTATGATCTAAAGTTTGAACAAACTCTTGATTATTAAATTTTGCCGACATGATACAGTTGGCAACCTGTTGGATATTATTACCCAACCGGCCTGACCAATGAGAAACAGAGTAACTCATGAATAGATTTTTTTCATATCATTGAATACGTTAGCAACTCCATCTTGAATAGATGTCTTTGGTTTCCACCACTGTGTGATATAGGTATCTGCTTCGTTCCTCTTATCTTTCTGAACTTCGTCTTTAGATTTTGCTGGGGAAACAGTAACATCTTTCCCAATGTCCTTGAATAGAGATCGAATGATTTCACCAATCTCTAAGATAGACGTTTGTTTAAATGAAGTGATGTGGAGATTATCATCGGAACTAAACTCATCATAGTTATTCATAACTGCCTCAAGAGCTTCACAACAATCTTCTGCATACAGAAACTCACGTTGTTCAGTTCCATCAGTGAGCATTGAAATGTCACCGGTTTCAAATCCTTTTTTGATAAAGTCAGTAATGACATGTGCCTTTTCCATGTCATTCTCAATACCATAAACATTCCAGAAATGAACAATCTTACCACCAAGTGATTTGGTATAGAGTTCACCCACACGCTTCATCACACCATAGGGAGAGTAAGACATGTTACTCATTTGCGATGAGGCGAAGACAAATGGTTTGCCATGCTTTTCAATAAGTCCAAACACATTGGCCATCATACGGGTGTTGTTATCAAGGAACCCAAATGTATGTTGATACTTCTGAAGATAGCGGGAACCACCAACATCAAACGCAAGGAAGAATACAAAGTCAGATTCTTTGATACAATGTTCCAACCATGTACTAGGAATTGCACAGAGATTATACTGTGGTCCTAGATTCTTATCATACTCGGTAACTTCATGCCCTTTTCCACGAAGGTATTCAGTCAAGTAAGCACCAATTTGACCACTTGATCCAAGATTTAAAATTTTCATGAGTTTTCGATTTGTTCAGAGATCCATGTGTATGTTTTACGAATTCCCTCTTCAAGAGTTTGAGAATAATCCCATCCCAGATTTTCTCTAATCAGATCATTATTAGAGTTACGTCCACGAACACCAAGAGGGCCATCAATGTGCATCTTCCGCACTTCCTTACCAGATACTTTAGCAGCAGTATCTACCAATTGATTGATTGTCACCATCTCCTCAGAACCAATGTTCACAGGTCCCATGAAGTCTGAGTCCATCATTCTTCTGGTTGCTTCGATGCATTCGTCAACGTACAAGAAGGAACGAGTTTGCAAACCGTCACCCCATACTTCAATTGCTCCGCCCTCTTCTGGGAGGTGGGCGACTTTACGGCAGATTGCTGCTGGTGCCTTTTCTCTTCCTCCTTCCCAGGTTCCTTCCGGTCCAAAAATATTATGATAACGGGCAACGCGAACAGGAATATCGTGATTACGATTGTAAGCAAAGTAAAGACGCTCTGAGAAAAGTTTCTCCCATCCATATTCGGAGTCTGGGTTTGCGGGATACGCTGATTCTTCACGGCAGTCTGGGTTATCTGGATCTAATTGATTGTGCTCTGGGTACATGCAAGCAGAACCAGAATAGAAAATCTTAGTTTCATTTCCTACGGTTTCATTAAACTTACGCTGCTCTTCAAGGACATTCAGGTTGATAGACACTGAGTTGTGCATGATGTCTGCATCGTTCTCACCAGTGAAAACAAAGCCTGCTCCACCCATATCAGCAGCAAACTGATAGATCTCATTAAAAGGAAGATGATACCTATCGGGAACACTAGCATAAAAGTTGCCTCGATATCCTTTAAATCGGATAACACGACTAACAAAATCTACATTACGCAGATCTCCCTGAACGAATTCATTTGCTTCCGTATCAGAAAATTCAGGATACTTGAGGTCTACACCGCGAACCCAGTATCCCTCTGCCCTGAGTCGCTTGACCATATGACTTCCAATGAAACCACCAGCACCTAGCACCAGTGCTGTCCTTGTATATTCAGACATTATTAAAAAAGTTTCTCCTTATATATGATACTAAAAAAGACGGTTGAAGTCAACCGTCTTCATAAGGTCTTCGCATGCACGCCACTTACTCTTTAACCAGAAGCAAGAAACTGGGCGGGAGTAACCCCATCCGCACCACTTTGTTTTATTTAAACAAAGAAAATCATACATGTTTTTTTGCTTCTTGATACCACTGCCATAGTTCTTCAACTTTTTCACCACCACCGCCACCACTGTGAGAGGTATTGGAGTGTGCATCACACTGGGTTCTGAGTGATTTGAGTTCAGCCTCAATTACCTTGAGTCTTGCTTCAACTTCAACATCATATTTTGACATTGCTGCACCACTTGCAGACTTTGCTGCAGATCCTTTTGCTGACATAATAGTAAATTAACTCTTGGATTATTTAGTTTTTAAGGGGTCCATTGACTCCACCAGTTCTGTTATAGTCCATCCGTGACTGAAGGGGATCGTCCCGACCAGGGCTAGTTTAAACGACTTACCGAGTCTTTTGCATAAGCAGGAACACCTTCTGGATCAAGCCATTTGGTGTACTCAAAATCTTCCATCGCAGTCAGAAGTTGCATCTGATTATCAAGAAGATACATGTCAGAATAAAGTTTGGTCCAACTATCTGCTTTTTGAATGCGATAGTCAGGGAACCCGTTATCTAGGGTTCCACATTCAACATAACGATAAGGGAAGCGTTCTAGAAGAATCTTCACTTTGCCTCCACTGTTTCAAGATCGATAGCAACCTGCTCCATCAGAATATCATAATCATCGAGCGGGTCACCTGAGAAGACGACTCCATTGTTTTCATAGTAACGACGAACTTTTTTGAGAAGTTTCGGATTCTTCACATCTAGGAAGAAGTCACCATTTACAGCACCACGAAGGGTTTGAATGTCTTTCTTGAACTTGCTAGTGAGTGTCATTGTCTTGTGTGTTGACCTTAGTATTATAAAGGTTTGACGGTGATCCGTCAATGGGGGATGAGGGGATCGAACCCACCTTAGCCGAATTATGAGTTCGGTGCATTCACCAGATTGCTAATCCCCCGGTAGGACTGCTGGGAGTTGAACCCAGGTCACACCGTTATAAGCAGTGGGCCTTGACCGTTAGGCGACAGTCCCTCAAGAGGCTTCGTTGTGTTCTGTGTATATGCGTATGAGTTCCTCATCCGCCACTGTCATCACTGCTCTGTTTCCATTCTCGTTCTCAACACCTATTTTCTCACCCTTCTCCACTCTCTCAATCAGAGTTTCCCAATTCTTCTGCCAGTATTCCACGGAATAAAAATGCATCTTGTCATTATGTATAATGCAATCGGAATGACAGGATTTGAACCTGCGGCCACCAGCTCCCAAAGCAGGTGCTCTACCAAACTGAGCTACATTCCGGATGCCAAAATTATAACTTTATTTGTGGCGTTTGTCAAATGGTTCCCAATGCTGCCAATTGTTTTTGTGAACCAAATCCATACCTATAATTGGGATAGTCACTAACATAAATCCCAATGTACCAATTCCAAATGGATTATTAAGTGTTGCTGCTGCCAGGTGGCTTAATTGATGCATCATGGATTTCTTCTATCAATGCCCATGTCATCAAGATACTCTAACCACCAATCTGCGTCCTTAATGTGTCTCCAATTGGGAACGGGAAGACCCCTTTCCAAAGTATAGTATTGAAAGAGGGATTCATCTATAATCTGTGCGATCTGTAAATTCCTCTTCATCTTCGTCAACGTCTGCATATGGGTTTTCCACATATGGTCCGTGTGGTTTTCTGGATTCTGCTCCGACATACTCTTTTTCCTCCTTAGTTGCGTACAACCATATTGCAAGTTTCATTACAATCCAAATGATTAGAATAGGAGTCAAACATGCGACTAAAATAGCAGACTTCATTAGAATTTATGCAGGGTAATCCCAGTCAGTGATAAAACTAGTTTTGTGCATTGGCCCCCAAATGCCTTCAGAGTATATGTAAGGTGCCGTTCTTACAGGGCAATCTTCTCCAGTACAGAGAAGATCATCAACGATTCTCCATGCTTCAATCACTTCTTCAGAGTGAACAAAGTGTGATTGATCAGCATTAATAGCATCATATAAAAGTTTTTCATAACCATCTACACCCAACCAATCAGGGTATCTGTGAGTAAGTGTTGCAAGTTCAACTTCCTCACTCATTCCAGGAGACTTGACATCAATCTGAATATCAAGGTGAGCATGTGGTTGTAGACGCATCACAATACGTCCGGGTGTTTCACCCTCAAACAATCCAACAGGTGGTGCTTTGAGTTTAACAACAACCTCAACACACTGATATGGCATTTTCTTACCAGTCATGAAGTAGAAAGGAACACCTTGCCATCTCCAGTTATCAACATATAAATCACCAGCAACAAAAGTCTGAGTCATAGACTCTGGACCTACACCTTGTTCTTCACGATACCCTTCATACTGACCAGTAATAAACTTTTCTCCTAGCCTGGTGGCAGCAAGAACTTTTGTTTTCTCTCTACGAATCTCTGTTGCATTCATCCTACAAGGTGCTTCCATTGCAATCAACGAAAGAATCTGCAGCATGTGATTCTGCAACATATCTCTTACAACACCAGAACCATCATAGTATTGGGAACGTCCTTCACAACCAATAGTTTCGGTTGCATAGATTTGAACCTCACTTATGTATTCCCGGTTCCAAAGAGGTTCCAATAGAATATTGCCAAAGCGGGTGGCAAGGATGTTATTAACAGTATCTTTGCCGAGATAATGGTCAATGCGATAGACTTGTTTTTCGCGTAAATATCTGCCCACCACTGACTGTAAATGATTAGCAGATTCAAGGTTGTGTCCAAAGGGTTTTTCGATAACCACTCTGGAGACTTCAGGATCGTCGAGAAACCCTGTTTCTTTGAGGTTGATGATTGCATTTTCGTACCTCTCTGGTGGAACTGATAGAAAATATGTTGTATCTGCACTCTTATCGTGCAGCTTCATTAGACTTTCTTTGCAACCTAGATCACAAGATACAAAATCTAACCAGTCGGTGAATCCCTCTGGATATTCACCAAGATCATTTAACCAGCACTCACGACTAAGTTCTCTGCGAGACGCACCAACAATTAAAAGATTAGGCGGAAGAAGTTTCTTCTTCCATAATTCAAATAGTGCCGGGATTAGTTTTCTTCTACACAGATCTCCGGTGGCACCAAAGATCACTATGCGTTTAGTGAGCGGTTCCGTTTCCATTGTATTTGTCTGATTCGTAGTAAACATTTTCACCTTTTCGTAACCCGAAATATAATGTGGATAGAACAAAGGGCATTGCTTCCCAAAGTAAGACATCAGCGAACGTCATTTGAAGAATACCTTGAATCCAAAAGATGTTCTACCATCTTCTATTTTCTTTATGGATGCAAGGTGTTCTGCGTAAATTTTAAAGTCATCACCATATTCAACACCTACCGACCCCAGAGGTCCATCAAAATTATCGTTACTATCGAAAGAGGAATTATTGATGCTGATGCCTGAGTATACAGTAAGGTCATTAGTAATAGGGGCAAGAAGTTTTATTCCGGCATGATTAATGCCTGGGTGATCAGTACACTGCATAGGTGATGAAATATGCTCAGCAAATAATCTCAGATGTTTATGAATGTCAAATTCAATGCCAAACCCTCCCATGGGTTCTTCAAGATCTATTTGAGTATTATTATCCCATGGATCTGCATTTATAGAAACATAGGTTCTAACTGATTCTGGAGTTATCGATCCAGCGAGTGCAGTAAGAACAGTAGCCACTGCAGTGTATTCTCCAATACAAATCATCTTACGTTGTGTCCTCCAAACATGTAACGCATACCATTCAAGATTTTGTTTCCGAATTCCCCCAGTCTGCGAGAATTAAAGCGTTCAAATAATGCGGCAGAGATAACAGGTGTGGGTACACCAAGATCCACAGCAGCGTGAAGAGTCCAACGACCTTCACCAGAGTCTGATACTCCTCCATCGAATTTGCTAAGGTCATGATCGCTCCGAAGAACATCAGCGGTAAGATCAAGTAACCAGCTACCAACAACGCTACCACGACGCCATAACTCAGCAACTTCAGCACAGTCAATATCATACTGATAGTCTCTTGGGTTTTCCATTGGAGCGACTTCAGCATCGCCCTCTTTGACGTATTGAGTTCCAAGATCACCATGATACAGGATGTTAAATCCCTCTGCGTATGCTTGCATTATACCATATTCTATGCCATTGTGAACCATTTTCACAAAGTGACCTGCGCCAGGTCCACCACAGTGGAGCCAACCGTACTCAGCACTTGTTGAAGTGCTGTATGGATCTGTGCGGGTTGCAGCGGTAATACCAGGTGCCAGGGCACGGAAAATGGGGGCACAGACAGATACTGCGCCAGTTGCACCACCAACCATGAGACAGTATCCACGCTCCAAACCGTAAACTCCACCACTAGTACCACAGTCAATAAATTGGATGCCATACTTAGAAAGCCTTTCTGCCCTCCGTCTAGAATCCTTAAAGTTGCTATTGCCATGATCAATAATAATATCCCCGTCGCCAAGTAATGGTAGTAACTCATCTAATGTGTCCTCCACTAATTCTGCAGGAATAACAAGTTGAAAGATGCCGGGTGCTTTACCAACATGTCTATCTTGTCGATGAACAATTTTAACTAGGTTTTCTAGATCAGTGGCAACTCCACTGACATAACCATTTTCATATGCCTCTTCTGCTTTTTTGTAGTTACGTCTGTAACCCCAAACTTCAATACCTTCTTTCATCATACGGCGAGACATACCCTCACCCATTCGACCTAAACCGATTAATCCAACTTTCATGTTATCACCTTAATTACTTCATCTTTTACTCGATCAATCACCTGATTCATTAGGTTGATATCAATATTCAGGAATGGTGGTATAATTCCAATTGCTCTCAGGAACCCGTCCACGAAAGCAGCAAGAAATAGAATGCCTAGGCACATACTGATAATAGATGCATTACGGTTGTGTTTCCGAATTGCTTCATCAATAGCATCCTTAACTAAATTATCAACCTCTGCTTTAGTATAGCAGTGTTCAGGTTTCAGTTGTGTCATCCTGTGCGACATTTTTTAGATTACTCATAGGATCAGGTTCGCCGTTTACAATAGCGCAGGCTCTTTTATAATAAAAGTTTTCCGTGTTGCCGCTTTCTTCAAACGTTTCTTTGATTTTCGTCCAGTTAGATAATTCGTCGGGATGCATGGTTGGTAGAAAAATTGTCTACAATACTATTTAATCCTAGGTGATGATCCCAGCATGTCAAGTGTGTGTTGAATCCCTAACGAACTTCAAAGTCCATCTTACGAACTTTGCGTTTACGTCTTGCTTCCTGGTACGCAAGTTCTTGAGCAGAAAAGTGGCTATTAATTTTTTCTTCTCTGTCGTATGATACCATAACGACATTGTTTAAGTCAACAGCGCCGATCTTATCGTCAATAAGTTTCATCTGATTTGAACATCCGCAATATTGAACTTTTGAGGTACTAGTTAGTTCGGTGCGGCATTGCTTGCATCTTACTGTGATCATTTTACTCTACCATAAATGTCATCTAATCTAACAATATCTTCCTCTCTACAATCTCCAATCTGAGTTTCAATAAAAACTAATTCATCCTCCCCAGCAATCGCACGATGAATTGCGTTACGTGGGATATACCAAAAAGTGCCTGGTGTTGCTGGAGCAGCTGTATCATCTAGTATGACCGTTCCAAATCCACTAACAACAGTCCAGAATTCTGACCTATGTTCATGGTACTGTAATGAGAATTTCTGGTTAGGGTTAACTACGATTCTCTTCACTTTATAATTAGGTTCGTCAAGGAGAACTTCATAAGTGCCCCAAGGCCTTTCAGATATCATGATTAAATTTTTTAGAATACTCTCTCATTATATATTCACCATAAGATAGGTTTTCATCTTCACGTCTTTTACAACTACCAACACCACAGAATCCGCAGTTTTTTCCTGGAATAATGTAGTTTTTTACAATACTTTTGTATGTATCCTTGGGAGTTTCTTTATACAAGTCCCTAACATCAACTTTATTATATGCTAATAAGGTCAAAGTATTGATGATAAAACTTATATTACCATAATGAGGGATTTTATTGACATTGCAAAAATTAAGATATAAAGATTTATTAGTATGGTATAAACTGTATAGAACAGAGTAAACACTACCGATCTTATGCTTCAACTCACTAGATTTAAATAAATCTGCGACATCAGTGATTTTAGATTTTGAATTAATATCAGATATTGAGTCTTTATCCCAAGGGAAGTTCCAATCATCTTGAATCATATAATCCAAAAGGTTTCTCAATTCTATTGCATTTGGCTCATTGACATAGTTTATCCTCCCATCAGGATAATCAACTTTTAGATAGTATTGCTGATTGTCTTTATCAATTGTTTCATAACCAAATACTTCAATGGCAGACATCTCAAATCTACCTTCATCATATAAGTTCTCAAGAATATTGAGTTCCTTTACTCCACATGCACCAATCCAATCAGTGAAGTGTGATTGATATTTTTCTTGGAAAATTCCTGTCTTTCCAGAAAAAACTTTTTTGGATACACAGTTTCCAATATAAAATACGTCAGATTTTTCTAACAGGTTGTACTCATCTGACATTTCTTCTGGTTGTATGTGATGATATTTGTATGGTATTCCTATGCCTTTGTAATAAGACTTACTACCTTTACAAACTCTGCCATCAACATATTCAATATTATCGTCTAACTCAATAGAGTTAACGACTTCCCCAGATTTATCGTAAACTAGTATATTCATATGGGAGATACAAGGATCGAACTTGTGACAAATACGGTGTAAACGTACTGCTCTACCGCTGAGCTAATCTCCCTGGAGCGGGTGACGGGAATCGAACCCGTGACATTTGCTTGGAAGGCAGAGATTTTACCTCTAAACTACACCCGCATGTTGGAACACCATCCGATTAAAAAACCTAATGGTGAATTAGAGGGCACAGAAAACCCCAACCAACAGAATGACAATTACCGAAATAATTGTCAACTCCCCTTCCTGGGATCGAACCAGGGACCAAACGATTAACAGTCGTTAGCTCTACCGCTGAGCTAAAGAGGAATGGTGGGGAGAGAGGAATACATTATACCTCTACTGAGTGGGAATCACTGATGTGATAATAGGTCACCCAGACTTTCGGACCTCCTGGTAAGAGTTCTGTGCGAACACAGCGGGCACCACCCCTGTCCTAATATACATTACCCCGTGCCTCCACAAGGGTTGTTCTGTCACTCCCAAGGGAACTGATCAGGTTCCCAACAGGCCTACTAGGAATCGAACCTAGGATAACCGCTTAGAAGGCGGTGGTTATATCCGCTTAACTATAGGCCCAGTAAACTGAAGAAGGATTAACTTCTCTCTACTCCTTCAGTAAATTCATCATACTCGTCCTCAGAGATTTCGTCAAGTGAAATGACTTCTAAATCATCTTTTGGTTCAAACCATTCATCAAATTCTTCCATGATTGCAGATGAATCCATGATTCTACCCACGCCTTTGCCGTTATACTCTTGGACTTTATCGATGGCCCATTGACGAATGTGCATAACAACCTGTTCAGTCTCCATCATAGTAGTCCTTTCTGAAGTATCTGCTGAGGATGTTACTATTGTAGTATGCTGGTCCTCCCGTGTCAAGGGATTCAGTGAGAACCCCATGGGCGAAGAGTTGTCTTGTTTCTTCAAAGTTTGTTTTGCCAGGTGTTTTATGTAATGACAGGATAGTTCTACTAAAATTTTGTCGCCCCAGGCGCTCAATGTCTTCTTTAAGTTCTGGACAAGACCCATAATATTTTTTCCAATCAGATTCGGATTTTACTTTTCGCTTCTTCCCCTTAGGCGTTCGATGCTGCCAAAAATATTTTCTCCCAATGTACTGTCGTTGGTTTGTGAGATTGGTAATGTTATAAACAAAACCGTAGTTATCCCGAATAAGGCTCCCATCAAAAGGGACGCCCATGTAGATCCATGGGTTTTCATAATCAGTATCTATATTCTTCAATGATGTTTAATACCTTGTCGAGATATTTATGTGCCATATCTCGATCTCCCTGCCATATAGTTTCAGGTTCTTCGTATACTTCATTTTTTAATTTGAGTATACGATTTTTTAATTCATCTTTCTTTATTTGGTTTTTAGGCATAGGGGAAGAGATACTCCCCCTATTTAAGCATTTTAACTCAGGTTTGTCATCATCGAAGTCACGATTCTCAAACATAAAATCATCGCATTTCTTTGCTTCGATGTATTTTTCTAACTCAGAGTTGGAAACCAGAGAATGTGTCTTTTTTGACATCCTGCTTAATACCTCCGACGACATAACTTTCGACCTCTGTTTCCTGAGGTGCTACCTGAAGACCCTTAGAGGAGATCCAATGTTGTGTCCAGGGCAATGGATTAGCAGATGCCGCAATATCATATTGTGGTTTCAGACCAATTGCCTTTAGACGACGATTAGCAATCCATTCAACATATTGCTGAAGGAGTTTGTCATTCAGACCAATCATTGATCCATCCTTAAACAGATAATCTGCCCAACGCTTCTCTTCATTGACGGCAAGATCGAACTGTTTATAGGTCCACTCCTCCTCTTCCTTCATAATCTGCTTCATCTCTGGATCATCACCATTCTTCCACTTGGTCAGGATGTTCTGAGTAATTGCCAGGTGTTGGTTCTCGTCTCTTGCAATAAGGGAGATAATCTTTGCTGATCCTTCCATAAGCTTAAGTTCACCAAAGGCAAAACTACAAGCAAAAGAAACGTAAAACCTAATACCTTCCAGTATGTTGACATTAGCAACAGCCCTGTAAAGTTTTCTCTTGACCTCTTTCATCTCCCATGTTGCAGATGGGGAACCTCTAAAATCATCGGTCCACATGTTCCCAGTGTCCCACTGGTGAGCATGGTTCAGGAAGTCGTCATATGCCCCTGTGACGCTAGCAGCACGTTCTAGGATGCGTTCATCAGTGACAATCTTATCAAAGACCTCTGAGGGGTCTGCGTAGACGTTCTTGATGATGTATGTGTATGAGCGACTATGGATCATCTCCATGAATCCCCAGACCTCCATACATGCCTCCAGTTCAGGCAGGGAGCAGTATGGAATGAATGCCATACCAGGACCACGACCCTGAATAGAATCGAGCATGATCTGATACTTCAGGTTAGAAGTATAGATGTGCTTTTGTTCTGGACGGAGTAATTGATAGTCACCACGATCCTTCTGTAAGGAGACCTCCTCAGGTCTCCAGAAGTATCCTAGTTGCTGTGTGGTGAGTTTATCAAAGATAGGATACTTGTATGAATCGTATCTTTGGACTCCCAGAGGTTTACCGAAAAACATTGGTTGCTTTTTAGTATTGACTTGTTCGGTATTAAATACCGTCATACCCTTCACTTGATTCATTACATCCTTCCCATTAACGGGTGAAACCTTGAAATCGTAATCAGACTGCACAGGACTCGCACTCCCCCTCTTCGGCTTGTTCTAGTTGGTTTAGTATATTTTGTAATTCGGATTTCTCTTCAACAATTTCATCATTCTTCATATCATGAGTATTCTGATAATAAGAAGTCTTCCATCCGTACTTATATGTAGTTAAAAAGTCTTGTGCCATAACTGATACCGGAACTTCATTGTCTGGATAGTTCTCAGGGTTGTAACTCCAGTTACCAGAAATGCCTTGATCAAAGAATTTCTGCATGACAGCAACCACATTAATATAACCACGATTGGATTCCATTTCCCAAAGGAGGGTATAGTTATTCTTCAGTGAATTATATTGCGGAACAATCTGCTTAAGAGGTCCCTTCTTGGACTTCTTGATTGAGAGGTAGTCCCTTGGGGGTTCAATTCCATTGGTGGCGTTTGAGACGACACTGCTGCTCTCTGACGGCATTTGTGCGGATAGGGTGGAGTGCCGAAGACCGTACTGGTTGATAGAATCACGTAGGCCATCCCAATCATGTTGTAACTCCTGTGTGCTAATTTCATCAACATCCTGCTTGTATGTATCAATTGGAAGGATACCATCAGCATACTTGGTGCGACCAAAGTCCTCACACCATCCTTTCTCCTTGGCAATCTGATTAGAAGATTTCAGTAGGTAGTATTGGAAAGATTCAGCAAGTCCATGAACCGCATCCCATGCCTCTTGGGAATCGTATTTGAATCCCAACCTGGCAAGATAATGAGCTAGACCAATAAACCCTACTCCAAGCGATCTACGTGCCTTTGTAGCACGTTCAGCGGCAACGATGGGATAGTGCTGATAGTCAATCAGTTCCTCAAGTCCACGAACTGAAAGATCACAAAGATCCTCAAGTTCTTTATCTCCACCTGACGCAGTAATCTTGCCTACATTGATAGCAGACAGAATACACAGGGCAATCTCACCATGCTCATCATCAATATGCTGTAGGGGATATGTGGGAAGGGTGATCTCCTGGCACAGATTACTCATCTCAACCTTATCCTTGAAGGAGGAGTGAGTATTACAGTGGTCGATATTCATGATATAGATACGACCAGTTTCTGCTCTCTCTTTCAGTAGATTGAGAATGAGTTCCTGAGCTCCCATAGTTTTTCTTGGTACAGATTGATCTGCTTCGTAACTTGTATAAAGCTCATCGAACCTATCAGTACCAAAAGCATCATAGAGCCCAGGCACATCATGAGGACTGAATAGGGATACTTCTCCGTTTTGGATGAATCGTTCGTAGAAGAGTTTGGAGAGTTGAATTGAGTAGTCAAGTTTCCTTACCCTGTTATCTTCTGTGCCTTTGTTGTTCTTAAGAACAAGAATATCTTCTATCTCTTGGTGCCAGATTGGGAAGTGGACTGTTGCTGATCCTCCACGGATTCCGTTTTGAGTGCAGCATCGTACAGTAGATTCAAACTTCTTAAGGAATGGAACAACGCCAGTGTGTTGAACCTCTCCTCCACGGATTTTGCTGTTGATCCCACGGATACGCCCAGCGTTGATGCCAATTCCAGCCCTTTGTGCAACATAACGGCCGATGGCCATATCAGAACTAAAAATACTATCCAGTGTATCATCAACATCAACGAGAACGCAACTCGCAAATTGTCTAAGGGGTGTTCTAACCCCGGCCATGATTGGGGTTGGGATGTTGAGTTTGTGCTTACTGATTGCGTCATAGTACCTCTTTACGTATGACATGCGGGTGTCTTTAGGATATTCCCTAAAGATGGTAAGAGCGATCATGATGTACATGAACTGTGGCGTTTCATACACGCCGCCACCACTCCTATCCTGTACTAGGTATTTATCTACAACCTGCCTTAAACCAGCATATGTGAACAGGAAATCACGATCATGATCTATGAATGTATTTGCTTTAGCAATCTCCTCCTTGGAGTATTTGTCAAAGATATCCTTATCGTAAACATCCTTGGCAGTACAATCCATAATATGGTTCTCAAGATGAGGCATTTCTTTCATCTTTCCATATAAACTCTTTCTCAGGGAGAACAGGAGAAGACGTGCCGCAACGAATTGGTAATTAGGATGTTCCAAATCAATCAAATCACTTGCGGATCTAATTAAAATCTCTTGGATTTCTCCTGTAGTAATACCATCATAAAACTGAATGCCAGATTTCATCTCAACCTGACTAGCAGAAATCCCTGCAAGACCTTGACATGCCTCATCAACCATCAGATGCATCTTATCAAGGTCAAGGGGTTCAATTCTCCCATCCCTTTTTTTAACTTTAGTGCCGTTGCTCATATTTTCTTCCAGGTGGTAAACTTAAGTTTTGCTTGTAAACCGGAGTATGTATTTGATTCTATCACGGACTGAACGTCCAGTCCAGACATCACCATATCATTTATATCCTTATCCTCAATATTGTCAGGCCAGATAACTATTCGTTCACCATCAGAGATGGTGCGTTCGATTCTAGAGAGGATTTCTCTATTACGTGGTTCGTTATCATAGATCCACACAGGATTGCTAATGCCCCAGTTACTAACATTAGCGTCAGCTCCACACATAGCAACTGAGTTGCAAACGAATGTGCTGTCGAAAGGACCTTCTGTGACATAAACGGTTTTGTCCGTTTGTATTTCATCGAGACCATAGATTTTTGGTGCGTCATCATCAAGCATCACGGTAATATATTTAATAGGGCTAGGATCTATAGATCTGCCCTGAAAACCAATAAGGTTCTTTTTGTAATATAAGGGAATTATAATCCTTCCCTCCTCATAATTAGTATCATCAAAAGTATGTTTGATACTATTTGTAAACTCCTTGAACCGTTCCGCGTAATAAAATTTAGTTGGATCAAGTTTTCTAGCGACTAAGTATCCTGCTGCCTTGGGAATTTCAGATGCCCTTGGTAGGTCCATCTTTTTCCGAAACTTAGGTGCTTCAAACTTAAATACTGGTTCTTCTGTAACAAAATTCCTACCAGTATGACCACTCTTAAACTTCTCCATGGCATATTGCTTTTGGAGAGTAGGGTCAATCTCTTTTAAAAAATTGTTAAAGGACATCGAAGCACCACAGTTATGGCACTTGAAGTTTGTGTTTGCCTTTACGGCATAAAGATATCCTCGCGTCTTACTCTTATTCTTCTTAGAATCGCCACAGATAGGGCACCTGAAGTTATACAGGTTTGATTTTACCCTTTTAAATTTCTGAAGACGCGAGGATACGAGACCAATAAATTTGGAATCAATATGATCCATTCATGTTGGTGGCAACTGCTGGTGCTACTATAGCACTATCAGCAGAGGATAACAAGGGCCTGAGGGTCTTGATTGCCTGAGGATTGGTCAGTATCAGAACTGCTCCCAATGCTCCGATGCCAATCCAAAGTTTCCGTTCCAATAATGATAATCGTTTAGTAGTGCTGTCATGATCGCTGTCCATTTTATCACGGAGTTTGTCGATCTTATCAAACAGCACCGAGTCGATTTCTTCTTGCTTCGATATTCTTTCTTCATGGACGGCAAGCATCCTAGACACATTGTTATTTACCTCAGCAAGTTTTTCAATTGCTGAATCTAACCTTGATACAAATGTCTCAAAGTATTCAAGTCTTTCTTCCAAAACCGCAACCCTTACTGTCTCAGCCATCTTCTGGTTTCCATGTTTTTCTTACCCCCTTCATGTAGATATACTTTTTCTTCTTTCTCTTCACAGGGGGGTCATCACCAGCCTCGACCGTGCCAGCAATGTTTCCACTACCCACATTATTAGTAGGAGGTGCGGCGGGAGATACTACCTGCTCACGGATGAAGTTGATTATCTTATCAAGAGTCTTCTTTTCCATTGTAGATTTTATAGAGTTCGGACAAACAGTAGATATCTACTTGAACATCATGAATATAAGTCTTGGGGTGTTCTGGTAGTTTTCCTAAGAAGATAATAAAAGTTTTCATACAGGACCATAAGTCCTGCTCTATCTTATAGAAAAGCATCGGTGTTGCTGCCTCACCAAAGATATTATATAGAATAATAAAATGATTCAAAAGAAGATGAGTCTTAAGTTGACCCGTATTTTTATATCGTTTTAATAAACGTTTTATATACTTGAAGTGATTTAAGTCACGATCAAAGTCTTCTCTTGTGACGGCCTGGGGATTAGAATAATTTTTAATAGCGAACAGAAGAAAATTATCCTCATTCAATTCATGAAAAATCATATATCATTACATATCAATTACTTCTGGTCAGGGAACTTAGGTACGTTGCCAGTGGAGATACCGGACATCGCAACTAGAATTTCCTTCTTGACTCTCAGATTGCCCTCATTATCCTTGTAAGTTTGAATACCAACCCAACCTACGCCAGTTTCAAAAGCAGTTCCTGCTGCATTTTGCGATCCAGAGGTGGAAATACCATAGACAAATTTATCAGTGGTTCCTCCAACACCGGGATTACGACTATAAGATGGGTCCGTAATAAGATACTTAGGACATTGACTGATGGTATACGATGTCGCACCAATAGCACCACCCGACAAGTTCGCGGTAGATCCAATAGTCAACGAAGTCGTGCTGGCAATACTAACAATAACTGCGTCACCAAAATATGTAGAAATACCACCAAAGTCATCACCATTTCTGATACCAAATCTGATGATATCACCGACCCGCGCACAAGTGTGTCCGCCACCAGCCGCACCAAAAGTTGTTCCCGAACCAGTAACTACACCTGTACTATAATTAACCGTTACGATACCAGTAGAGGTAATGTTATCATTATCGCCCCAGAGTGCCATGTTCTCTTCCCGCTAAATTTATTTGCTATAAGATATTTATAAAAAAGAAAACCCCTATTCGGATGCCTCTTCTCTATTTTTAATTGCCTTGGTTACAACTTCTAAGAGTTGATCATCCATATCAGTCTTGGTCAACTTGACCGCTTTGCCCAGGATTACCAGACAAATGTCAATCAGTTTTTCGCCAAGTTCCTCATTCTCAGGAATCTTGGAAACAGCATCAGAAATAACCTTCGATGCCAAAGGAAGGAGAAATGATAGCATAATAACCTCTTGGTATATACTCTATATATTCCCTAAAAACTCTTTAAAGGTTTTTCCCCTTGACTCGTTTACATCTCCCTTAGTATCTCCCTTGTGAAGATTTTTATAGAGATGCTTGTGAAGGGGTTTTGCTTTCTTCAGAATCTTGTCCTTCTGAGAGTAACTATCTTCCTCCGCTATTTGATGAGGAATCTTAGCATTGAATACCTGTCTAAAGAAATCATCCATCGATCTCTTTACTTTAGGGTCAAGTTTTCCTTCCTTTAGTTTACCAGTGCGACGGTCAGTTTCCCTACCCATCTGATCAAAGGTGCGCTTTGGCATTGCCTTATCCATGAAGGCATCAATCTTTTTCTTTTTCTCGTCTTTCTTTCTTTGTTCCTCACCACCATAATATGCTTCTTTTGCCACCTTCTTATCAGGGAGACCCTTGTGCTTAGTTGAGGCAAAGTCCTTCACATCTTTCTTTTTCATATCAGCAGCTGCCTTAGCAGTCTCAGGAGTAGTTGGTGCCATCTCACCTTTTTGGATGGCACGAACTATCCCAAAGAACTTCTGCTGTGCTTTAGATACGGCAGGCATTACTTTTTCTTAGGAGAAAAGATAGCACCCTTACCATACTTGGCAGTGATGGAGTCCTTCACAGCTTTCATTGCTTTACTCTTAGCATCGGGATCAGGTTTCTTTTTACCAAATGTATTGGGTTTACCTGGTGCTTTGCTGTAATCAACATTACCGCCAACACCACCACGCTCCATGCGGCGATCCTTCATCGCATCTGATGCCTCTTCACCCATTGCTTTGGTGGGAGTTTCAACTTGTTTTGCGAGATCCTGCTTACGTCTCTTAGCAATCGCCAGATCAACCATCAGTTTTTTCTTCTGAAGTGCTGTTTCTTGAGGAGACATCGATGCATCCTCAGAAGTAAATTCTTCGTTTCTAGGATCCCTGTCACCTCTCATGGGTTTTTCTCCCATCCTACGACGTGCCTTGTTTCCGGCACCCTGATCGCCATATCCTGCGTATCTGGCACCCTTTCCACCAGTTGATTTCTTCTCATAACCAGGAGTTCCAGGTCCATCATTACGGACTGCCACATTATGTGCAGTTGCTTTATCTCTTGATGAATAAGTTCCACCACCTTTCTTGTATGGTTGGTATTGTTTTGCTGCCATTGCTTTCTGGCGAGGACCAGGGCGCATTGCCTCATCAACTTCTACTTCTACTTCCTCATTCTTGGGTACACAGTTGGGAACCATTCTATTACCCTTCTTTTTCATTCCAACTTGCTTATGACTATCCCAGCAGGGGTCGCCCTTTCCCTCAATCACTTCTGCCTCAAGCAGTTCTCCACCAAGTTCCTCAACTGCCTCACCCAACTTAGGGTTGATCTTAATAGTATTTTTTACGCTCTTCTCCTTGATGGGTTTTTCATCCAGAGAATCAGTCATGACCTCAGAAAGATCAGTTCTCCAATCAGAAAAACTCTCCTTCATGCCCTTCTTTTTGGACATTGCCTTACCAATAGCCTTACGACGCTTCAGAAGGTACTTATCAGACGAATCAGTATCACCATCGTTATCAACGTCAGAATCTTCCTTGCCGACAGGATCAAGTCCTTCCTTATTGAGTTGTGCTCGTTTTGCCTTTGCCTTTGCCAATAATCGTTTTCTAGCAGCATCTTGCTCATCCTTAGGAATAGAAGTTACAGCACCAACTTTCTGGTCAACCTCACCCATTCCATAACCCTCAGCAATGGACTCTCTATAGACTTTTGAGAGTTCATTCAAATGAATTTGAGACATGGTAATTCTACTACTTTTTTTTCTTATATTTATTTATGAATTCCTCGATATTAAAGTTTCTAATTTTACCCGATCCAGGGGTCATTGCCTGAACATATTTCCTATACCCACCAGTGCCCACAAGAGTATTTGGATGTTTCTTATCTCTCATCTTACGTTCCATCTTCTTCTCAGTGTATTCCATCACATCATGTATCCAGGATTTAAACATATAGTTCTCTTTCGTCACACAGATAAGATGATTGGTTCCTCTACGAATAATTTCTCCAATCAGTCCAGTATTTAAATTCTCTATGATATCACCAATTCTAAAAATATTTTCATTTACATACTGCTCACGAAGTCCTCTGGTATCATACTTAGGTGCTATCTCCCACATCTCAGCAACTTCTTTCTTTTTCTTTTTAGCACCCATACCCTGACGGACGGCATCAAACATTGCTTGGGTATCACCATCATCCAATTCTTTTGGTGTCCCTTTACGGAATGATTCAAAGTCATCATCAACAACTGCCTTTCTCATCTTGGATGCTGACATACCCTCTACACCCTCAGCATCCGCATCTCTTACACCAGCGGAGATGACACGAATTAATTCAAAGTCATACAACTCACCATTATATTTCTGTGCCAGGTTTTCAAATTCTGCTTGACGATCAGATCCAACAACAATATTCACATTGCGATATCCTTGCTCATTTGCTAGCACCAGGACATTAAAGATTGATTTCATCTCATCATCATTTATAATGTTCTCCGCATAATCAGGGAACATCTTCTTCATGAATGAAATCTTCATGTCAGGATCCAGTGGATTTTTCTTAGGATCCTGTGAACGTGATGGATATACTTTTAGGTCTTCACCCTGTGCTGCTTTCTTAGCAGCAGAAAGTAATTTACCGTGACCAACTGTAGGAGGATTAAATCTACCAAAAGTGACAGTTAGTGTTTCTGTGGATTCCTTAGAATCTTGAGCATCCCCTTCGCCTGGTTTTGCTCTTTTCGCCGCTGTCTCTTTAGGCGCAGCTTTCTTAGTTTTTGCTTCAGGTTGTGGTTTTGCTTTTCCCTTTGCAGGTGTCTCATCTTCTGCTTTTGCTTTCTTCTTATCAACAAACTTTAGTTTCCCATCCTCAGTAGTCGCAACAAATTTGCCACGGTTATCTAACCAACCACCATGGCCGTCACTCTTCAAGTTCAGTTTTTTCGCCTGCATTGATGCCTGCGATTGTGCCTCTGTAAGGAACTGAAAGAAACTTTTCATTGATATTGATTTTCCTTATAATATATTTAGTGTATCAAAATACCTTAACATAAACACTCGCATTAAAATTAGTTCTTCTTGGAGAAGGATCCATACTAACTTCCTTTTCCAGCTCCATTTCTTCTTTATTTAATCCAGTTACATAACTGATTGATGCTGCCGCTTCAAACAAATTTTGAATAACTCTTTTCTTTACTTGTTCATTTGGTATCGCATGTATTGCTAACCCCAATTCACCAGCTCTTGCTTTACTCCAAACTGCATCTGGTTCTTTCATTTTTCCAGAATCAAAATTCATATTATTAATTTCTTTCCAAATATCTCCAACATATTCCGCAATTCTATCATAATGAGGTTCTATTTTTTTAACTTCTTTCCTTGCTTTAGTAACTCCAAGTTGTCTACCATTGAACCAGGGAGAAGTTTTGATATCAATATCATCATAGTTTTTTTGAATGGTATTTAACTTAGTAACTCCACTTTTTGAGGTTTGATTAATTATCTTTTGAAAATTATCCGCACCAAGATTTCCCATCTTTGCTGCAGCATAATTCATACCTTTTCCGGTTTGAGAATATTCTAGTTCTACTTTTTTGTTATCAACGTGGTATTTTAATCTAATATGTTTTACTGAACCAGCAACAACTGTTCCCCTAATTGAATTTGGATTCCTTCTAGCAGTAGCTGCTTTCTGCCCTTTTGCAAGTTCAACGGTTTCTATTGTAAAATTTATTTTTACATCCTTATTCCCATAATCATATTCAATAGTGGGGTTAGGAGAATTTCCTAAACTAATTCTAGTAACAAACTCATTACTATTAACAATGTCGATATGGGGGGTTTTCTGAGGTTTCTTCAAAGAAACTGGTATTATATTTCTTTGCGAAAATTGATCTGCTAAAAATTGATTACAATACTCAAGAGATATTTTTGTTCTAGATTGAACTCTTCTGTTCAATCTTTTTAAGGCTTGACGACCTTTAAGGTTCATCACCCATATATCTGCTGGATTCCATTTATCTGTTTTTGCTCCAGTTTTTGCTTTTAAAAATGCAGTATATGGATTATTATCTGATGCTCCTCCCTCAAAAAGTTTATCATTATATACTTTATGACCACTTCCAATCTTAAATCTTTTTTTAACTTCCATCATATTTCTACCTTGGGCGTCAACCCAATTTAATCCCTTACTAACATCGCCTTTGATATATTCGACAAATCCAGAAGTAAAAGATTTATTAGTCAAATTTACACTTGACTGTGTAATCATATATCTTTTTACAGAAGCAACTATCTTTGGATTCAAATCAGATCCAGATATTAATGTTTCTTTGGTTAATGCTTTATTGGTGGCAATAGAATATGAAAGGCATACTTGCGCTAGAATTTCGGTATAAGTTTCTGTATCCTTTCCAGAAAATCTTGCCATCTACTTATCGCTTTCTAATTATTTATCTCCTTCAATATATCTTTCTCGTTTTGGTATGGAACTATCTCTCCGCTTCTTAGTTTCCAACCATGTATAATTTCAGGCACTAACCACTGATCAACCCGATAACAATATTGCCAGTTAACGGGTTGAACGCAATTCATTATTACAACAGACCAAAATGCTGTTATGTAATTAATGATCGTGGTCATCAGGCAGATTTGCCTCAATCTGTTCGTCTAGTTGCCGAATAAAACTTCGGATGGCAATCACCCTCTCTCCAGGAAATTCATAACTATCCTGTTTAGTATATTGGAATAGTGCTGCTCTAACGGCAGCTGCTACATGAAGATCTACTTTAAGATCAATGTTAACGTCGCAACTCATAGGTCTCCTTCTTTACGGTTTTCTGATTTATGCACATCAAACTCCCCACCAGGATAACGTGCCTTGAGTTTCTCCACATTCATTTCAATGACCTCATCAAATGAGGTATCAAGTGCCATACATGCCTGAGCAAGATACCAACAGATATCACCCAGTTCACGTTTCATATGAAAGACATTCTCTTCGGTATATGGTTTACCCTGAAGGAAAATCTTTTTCACAACCTCAGTAAACTCACCGGACTCAGCAGTAAGACCAAGAGCAGCAGTCATAAGCTGTGGGACATTACAATCCTGACTAACCTCAAGTTCACTAAGTCGTGCTGCCAGAACAGGCCAGTCAAGACTGGGATCACTGGTCACTCCTTTTACAAATTCAAGATACTTTACGGTGTCTACAGTCATGTTAAATCAATAGGTTTTGTTTCAGATTCGGGAAGTTGTTCAAGTTGATCTTCAAAGTGCCAACTTCCGCCAACTCCACCATCCATATTGATAACGATATCTCTGGTAGGGAGTTGATTATTGGGAGTCACATCAATAATATATCCGGGTAAGGGATTGTATTGATAGTAGTGTCCATCCCATCTAGCATTTCTAGTATGGAGAAGAGTGAGAGCATCTTTTTCAGCACCACAGTCAGCAATCTTTTCGCCTCTGGGATTGAATACTGAGTAGAATCCTTTCATCAAAACTTGAACCCCTCAAATGATTTTTTTGGTTTTGGCTCCTCATTAGTATACTCCTCATCCTGTCCACTGTCAAGAATATCACCCTGTGCTGACTGTTCACAATCATACAGACGCATCTTGGCACGGTCAATACCGACTACAAAACGTTTAAACACAGTGGGATCATTATATCTATTCTTCAATTGCTTCACCATAATCTGTCCAAGCCCCTCAAGGTCATCAGTTGAAATAAGGGCAAACATAAGATCAGCAGTAGCAGGCAACCCAAAGGACTCACTTGTATCAGTAAGCTCCACATCAGAGCTGCCATAACCAGAACGAGTGGTCTGAGTGGCAGATACGATAGGGACGTTTGCTTCGCAAGCAAGTCCTCTAAGCTCCTCAGCAATCGCTTTGACAACTGTATATGAATTGACATTACTACCTGCGCGATACCTTTCGGAAGCGCATATATTAAGGTAATCAATGAAAATAATATCAGGTCTAAATGACTTCTTAAGTGCGAGTTCATTAAGAAGTGCCCTAAAGTGTCCTGCATGAGCAGTCGCTGTTGGATACTCTTTAATAATTAGGGACCCTTGAGTTTTTTGTGACAGTTTTGTTACCTTTTCCTTAAACATCACCTTAGGCAGATCTGTTAGTTCCTGAATCGGTACATTAAGAAGGTTTGCATCAATTCGCTCCGCAATCTTTTCTTCAGCCATTTCAGCCGTAATATATAACACGTTCTTTCCATCAAGGAGTGCCGCAGAAGCGACATGACACATAAACAAAGATTTACCAACACCAGTGCCAGCGAGAGCAATATTAAGCGTTTTGTTAGGCAAACCACCTTTTGTAATCTTGTTGAAATATTCCAGGTCGAATGGGATGAGGTCTTCCTTGCGATGGTATGATTCATATCTTTCCTCATAATCAAGTAAGTAATCATGTCCTACATGTGCGTCGAAAGAAACTGCTAAAGCATCTGACAGAATACTAGGAATCGCATCACGATCTTTGTCTTTGTCCTTTCCATCAGCGAGTGCGATGGACTCCATGAGTGCCAAATAAATGGCACGATCACGACACCACTTCTCTGTAGTATCTACCAACCAATCATAATCAGTGGGTACATCCTCTAGATAACTGATCAGTTTTGTAATCTCAGTAAAGGAGGTATCATTAATATCCTTACGTTTCTCTACTTCAATACAGAGAACTTCCTTTGTCGCAGGTTGATTATACTCCCGAACAAAACTATCAATCTCCTCAAATACAATCCTTTGATGAGGATCTTCATAGTAATCAGATTTAATGAAAGGTATTACCTTACGAAGATAGTCCTCATTAAAAAGTAGATTTCTTAGAATTAAGATTTCAACCCGGTCCATGTGGTATATCAAAAACGAATGTTATCCTTGTCTCATCACCGACGTTAACGGTTCCATGAGGTAGTTTATTGTTAAACCAAAGAAGAGTTCCTGGTTCAACGATGACGGTTTCTTCGCCGCAGAAATATTGATACCTTCCAAGAATTGAAAGATGATACCTGTTCCTGCTCAGATAATATGTACCTTCATCAATATGAGATCCAACTACACCATCTACAGGAAGTGAAAGAAAACCGCATCTGTGAATATCTGCGTTCTTAAATTGCTTGCGTATGATCTTTCGGATCTCACTGTGATGTGCGTAAGCTGGTGTCTTAATATTGATCTCAGAGTCTCCAACAAAATCTTTATTGTCTTTGACCCCACCCATTATAAGTTGAAGTGCCCCAATAGGCAAGTCATCAAATCCCCTATCCAATAAGGATTGGGCATCCTTCAGATTTTTCTGATGGTCCCAATCCTGTGGAAATTTCTTTAGTTGTTGTATAACCTTAGATACGTTGATTCCTTTTTTTAGAACTTTGATCATGATCCATAACTAAACTCTTCTCTTGCGATTTCATCCAGTTTCTCCATCACCTCAGGGGTGAAGTATGTCTCTGGATCCTTGTAGATTGCCTTGGCATAGATTTTCTTGCCATCAATCTCATAGCGTCCTGCTACGTTCTTCCATAAACCTCCTAATTCGCCCAACTCCAGGAGACCATAATACCTATCAAG